AATTTATTATTGCATAATATTGCAATTAATATTTGGTATAATTGGTAATGTTGCTATTTTATTGGATTTTAACGATAATATTTGCAGATTGGTGAGTTGTCCTATCGAATCCGGTAATTTAGTTAGTTGATTATTATGCAACCATAAATCTTGCAAATTAATAAGTTTCCCTATCGATTTGGGTAATTTTGTTAATCGATTATGATTCAATCCCAAAATTTGCAAACTAACAAGTTGTCCAATCGATTTTGGTAATTTTGATATTTGATTATTGTATAACCATAAAGTGCACAAATTATAAAGATGTCCTATTGTTTCAGGCAATTCTGTTATATTATTGTCACACAACGATAACTCTCTTAAATTATTAAGTTGTCCTATCGTTTCAGGTAATTTTGTAATTTTATTACCATAAAGCGATAAATTACGCAAATTATTAAGCAATCCTATCGTTTCAGGTAATTTTGTTATTTTGTTGTCATACAACCATAAATCTCGTAAATTAACTAGATTTCCTATTGTTTTTGGAATTTTAGTTATTTGATTATCACTCGCACATAAATTTTGTAAATTATCAAGTTGTCCAATCATTTTTGGTAACTCAATAATATTTTTACGTCCGACATACAATTCAGTAACATTCCTATATCGAATGTTCGTTTCAGCACCAGCTAGAGAGATTTTGGGACATTTTTTAACAAAACTTTTCATCTTGTGGCAAATTATGTACGTTTGTTTCCATGAACCTTTAAAAAAATTATTTGGCAGTATATCATCGTATTCATTTATTAATCTTGCATATTGTAAATCGCACACGTAATTTATAAGTTTGTTGACAGTTGAACATCTTATGACGTCGCTCAAGTCCAAATAATTTAATATTTGATATACAATGTCGCTGTTATTCATTTTGATTTATCTTAACTTCATAATTATCATACAATAATAAATTCAATTTTTATTATATTGATATTTAAAATATTTACTTATCAATATTCATTTCTAATTTTTTAAAATTAATTAGCGCGCCACAGGATACATATGGTATTAATGTTATAAAAATTCCACCTAATGCGCTAACCATTTGAAATTTATGCAGATGATTCATATCATATATTGTTTTATGTATACAACCTTCGTCAGCACATTCTAATTTGCCCGAATGTTGTTCGATTATGTTGAATATCTCATACATATATATACCACGATGACATACATTTTTATCATTTCTCATATACATATTTTCATCGTACATAAAATGCGTTTTTGTATACACTATAACTAATATATTTTTAGTGTGTATATTTGGAATTATCATTTTTTTGAATTCAAATCCTCTGTTAACATATTTTCTTACAAGCTTATCAATTTTATACACGCAAGGATATGTTTTAGAATCAGGATCAAATACATTTTTTAGTCCTTCTTTTTTGTTTATAATCGCGTTCAAATCCGATATGTATATATTTTTCGTATCATACAAATTTTTACAAACATCAAATGATGTCATAGTTTGAATAAATTCTAATTTAGGGACGTCTGTATTTATAATTCGAATATGATGATCCGACATTGCAAAATATTTATTAAGTTTATAAAAATGATTCCGACTTTCTTGATATTCACCTTGGATTAATTTGAACGAATCAAATATATCGGACGGATCATTATTTATTAACAAATCAATACCTAAACTATCCTCAAATGTCTCATCCAATATGCATTGTAACAAAAAAGATCCACATATTGATACATTATATTTATGCAAAAAATCATAAAATTTGTCGTATGGTATTTTGATATCATTTTTAAGCTTTCGTTCGACTCGGATTGCGACACTTTGTTTGATATGATGATAATTGATATTGTTGCGAAATTCATTGTTAACGCGTCTCATTATGCATAAATCCTTTGGAGATAGTGTGGATAGTGCGCTATGAAGAAAAAAATCTGTGATGATTAGATGTTTCATTTATGCACTATTATTCATTTCATACATATGTTGCAATAATAAATTCATTTTTTTGCTATTATCTCAAATTTTGAAATAGTAGCAATAGTGTTGTTCATAGATATTTAAGATCGCACTCTAACATTATCTATGTAATACACCATGCTTAACCATATGCCAACTAATGTTGGCATTATTTTAATAAATATATCAATGTAACTCATGTTATTTACGTACCACTTAAGACGATCCTCTCAACTAGGAGAATCTAACGCGCATCCTGTATATATGTTATATTCTTTACTTTCAATTAAAAACAATCGACTATATGCGAACGCATAAGACAATACATAAATCATAATAATACAACATACACTTCTCAGTTTATCATACATTTTTGATATCTACATATCAAAACTATACGTTAGCCAAGTAATAATAAATTTTTATCGTGCGTTCTATAATATCTTTTCTGAACACTATATCCCAATAATATTCAATTGGTTATTAGATATTATTGCGAGCTCGAAATCTCTGTCAAGCGATTCATAATTACTTGAAAATCAAAATCATAATTGACCCATTTGTTTTCAATTATCTCTATTGCTTTTATAATCGGTTTCAACTTTATTTCATTCGCCACTATCAATTCATCAAATTTGTCAGCATAATTACCCAAATGTTGTCTCGTTCTAATCGAATAAAACAGCGATAACTCTTCATAATATTCTGAATCAGTCATATATTTTAAATATTCGTCAAAATCGTTAGCAAATAAACCAACAATATGTGCAATGTTATAATCGTGCGATTTTTGCATCACCAATGAAATATATTTATGTTGACGAGTCACTGTTACAATTTCACATAATGATTGCACTGTTGCATGTGTGCTCATCCATTCTTGAAACATCTAATCACATATTTCTACATTTCTTCCTACAGCTGCCGCTTTTATAATTTCCGTATCTATTTTCAAGTCATTTCTCTCTACATATCGTAAAAATAACTCCATTTCTATACCCGACGAGCAAAACTCTTTTGGTTCACGCACAATCCCACCTAATTCCATTAATTTAGAGAAACAATCTATTAGACGTTCGCGTGGTTTGTTCATCATTCGTATCACATCACTAATCAAAAAATTTATTAATTCAGAATCATTAATTTCTGTTGTTATTTCTAAGACACTCGGAACAAAATATATGAACGACGACCGATTACCTTGACCATAAAAACATTTTATTGCGAATACAAATGTTTCTATCTCTATGTATGACAGATCTATTAGATCTTGAATACAATCAAAATGATTTCCTTTCAAAAGACTTATTACAGGATGTGTTTTTGGATCCATATTGATTAATAAAATAATGATATATATGTTATGCCAAAATATTATCAATTTTTAATTATCTGACCATTCGAATCATTCCGATTGTTACAGATTTTATATGTGATGGTATGTCTTCCCATTCCAATACTTTTTCATCCATGTTGCTATCAAAATGTCTATAAGTGACATGTTCAACGTGTGTCGGAATTTTTCTTAATGAACAATATTTATTATAATCTGGAAGTGTCAAATGCGTCACACCTGATGGAACATATTCGCGTCTGTAACCATTATCATTGTAACAACCAACATGAGAATTACTATAATGCGTATAATGAGTAACACTAGATGGTACCCAGCTAGTAATATCATCAAAAGTGTTCGACCTGTATGTTAAATGTGTCACGCTACTTGGAATATTCTTAATTTTTCTGCAAATATCCAGATATTTGTTACCATATGGAATTATTGGATTTGCATAACTCGATGGCAGTACTAATTGCATCACGCTGTAGGGAACACGGAAACTAGCCAAACATTCTTCCCCGATCGCTAAATGTGTTAGTCCTTCGTGAAGCTCTATATTTTGATTGGGAATAAGACCCATATTTATTTCTAAATGTTTTACGCTTTTTGGAATACAATTTGATATATCTACAGGAAGATTTGACCGTCCTAGAAATAGATGAGTCACTTTTTCCGGTATCCGTCCATTCAAATCACACTGATTTAGCAAAACCGCGTCTGTCATACGGAGGCGTTTCACATTTGCTGGTATACATCCTTTAATATTTCTAGAGATTCTCAAATCCAATATTAAATCTGTGACCGTATTGGGTAAGTTATCAAATATATTTTCATCACACCCATGTGACAACTTTAAATGTGTAACATCTGGTGGCAATTTATTCACGATGCAGCTCACGAATACGTTTCTGAATCTATTGAAATATGACAAACCTATTATTCGTTTTATGGGCACTTCTTCGTCAAAATATATGTGTTGCTTATATTTATCATGTTTTGTTGATATTGATAGGAAATTTAATCTATCGTAATCGCATAGTAAATCACAAATTTTTATTATTGCGTCTCGGATTAGTTTGTTCATTTATTGATGAATATGGTTGGGTTGTGTTAGACTGGTGAAATAATTTTCAATTTTTAATTAAAGATTGTCTAATCATTTGATGGCGATAATTTTGATCACATCTAAGACTATTAACAACCAAATATTTTAGTTATCAACATTTCGTACCCAGCAAAAAATTGATTCCTCAACACGCATATAATCGATTAACTCTATCATCCATAAAAAATGATAACCGACGATATTGATGCCATCGAATCAATCATAACTACTCAAAACATCAACATCATCAAGTTACTGTGTACCAACTCGTGTTTATCTAGAGACAATTTCGTTAGCGCTTTACAGAACACACGATATGATCATAAATTTATAAGATTATCACCGGTATTTGTTTCGAAACTTCTTGATGTTGCGGATGAATATTTTGGAGGATTATACGAACAAGATGTTCTTGATCATTTGCTTATGAATATTCTTATGGACAGAAGTGATGATAAAATTATGCGGGATTGTTGTTTACGATTGATCAATGATAAGACAAAATTTAATAGTTGGGTGATCGTCAATCTCCCCGAAGATATATTTTTTGATTATGTTGTTACTCATGATGTACATATCAATGATAACATGTTTTCTATGATTTTAAATCTAGCCGGTGTTAATAAAAATATCGTCAACTGGATCGTCGATAAATGGATATCACAAGATATACCATGTGATATAGGTACGGCAGCTTATCTATTAAAAATAGCAGATAACGGTGAATATTTCGCACAAATATCACAGTTGTTTCATTCACATAACATATACGATGCTGCCATATTGTACAATATTATTTTCTTTGAATTCAGTCTATCTCAAACAAGTAATTTTGTGGCCAGCTCGATGTACAGTGAAGAGCTGTTGTTGGCTACAAAAATTATGAGAAATATGATGCCAATTATTGAGGGTAATACTATGATATTAATTGAAGAAATATATAAGATGATGCAAATAAACTCTTCCATAATAAATTTGGAATATTGCGCAAGTATTATGTCGAAGTTAACTTCTCTGTTGCAATTATTATAATAACGCAATGTTTCGTACCATAATAAATTGAATTTTTTATTGTATGATTTTGTTCATCAATTTGACTTTTCCTGTTTTGCGTACGTATCGTTACATTCTTTACATATTTGCATTATTACTTGAAATATTAATGTCACAACGCCAAACAAAATTATAGTTCCCATTATGATCGCACAAATGTACAAATTACCTAAGATAAAACAATCCAGATGAACGTATTCGTTACAAGTCAAAATATCAAAATTATCACTCCGATTATTATTCCACATCATCGTGCTTGATTTGCCATCGTGTATTAAATACGTCACATAGTGTGCGACAAACGATGTGAAGTAAAAGTATATTTTTAGCAACAAATAGGCAAAGTTTATTAATCCTGTTCCAATTATGACACTATCGAGTGTTTTGCTTCCGGTTGAAATCATGGTTTGATATCTTTTTTTTTCGGAAGGGATATCTGGTATTAAAATATTCAATTTTTTTTAATTTTCTATCATTTTAAAAGCGTTAGGCATTTGTTTGGACATTCCATTACAAGTTGAATAACATTAGCTGATTCCCGATACTAATAGCGAAAGACATGACAACAAGGATGTTCATCTTTGTCAAATGATATTTTGATATAATGATTCTGGAGCATTTTTTTGATATAAAAATTGAAATAAAATCAGATACAATTCATTTATATCATGACCAATTACAAAAATGTCCACGCTATACAACGATATTTTTCTACAAATAGGGAATTTTTTGTCCAATCGCGACAAAATTAACCTATCCATGTTATGGAATTCAATGTATCATCTTAAATTCAGATTTACATATCATGAAAAAGTGAACATTATGAAGATTGCAAAGTTACCATACTTTATCAATTTTACAAACGTTGAAGCTCCTCAATCTATATTACCTAATTTGAGATCAGACAAATGCATTTATTTTAAATCACGTACGGCAAATGTCCCTGATAATGTAACACATTTAACGTTTGACGACGATTTCAATCAGCCACTTCTTTCGATTCCACCGTCTGTAAAATATTTAGCGTTCGGCAAAAAATTTAATCAACCAATAGATTTTATCCCAACATCGGTGACCCATTTGATATTTGGAGATGATTTTAATCAACCGATAAAAGGTATTCCAGAATCTGTGGTATTTTTAATATTTGGGTACAGTTTCAACCAAACAATCAGATATTGCATTCCAAAATCGGTTAAATATTTGGAATTCGGAGACGATTTTAATCAAAAAATATATGAACAGTCTATTTCAGATTCGTTAGTGTGCCTAACTATTGGGAGTCATTTTAGTCATTTACTGTGTTTGATAACGATGTCGATAGAATATCTTACATTTAGAGATGATTTTAACAAATGTATAGCCGATCTACCGACCAAAATTACTCATTTGACATTTGGACATCGATTCAACCAATCAATAACGGAACGAATTCTGGGTTTTGCTGGATCAATTTATATAAAATCAATTCCAAATAGTGTGACACATTTAACATTTGGGGATGATTTTAATAAGCCAACATTTGGAGGAATTCCCAATTCTACCACTCATTTAAAGTTTGGCAAAAATTTTAATCAATTCTTGTGTACGAATAAGGAAATGCCGCTTACACATTTGACATATGATGTTCAGGATAAATATATGCCACCTTCTGTCATAGAATTGACACTAAGTAAGGATTATAAACATGACATAAGCGGTCTGACTGGTATTAAAATTATAAGAATTTGACTATTATTTTGATAAATTATTGAAATAATAATTTTGGATGAGGAGAGATTGCGTTGCTGGAGATTTGAATGCGCAAATATTTGTTTGTTCAATGTTGCTGGCAAGAAATTGCGTTGCATCGCCGAGAGATTTGAATACGCAAATATTGGTCTATTTAAAGTTACTGGCAAGAGATTGCATTGTCTGGAGATTTGTTCATTCAATGTTACTGGCAAGAGATTACATTTGTCTGGAGATTTGAATGTACAAAATATTGGTTTATTTAATGTCGCCAGCAAGAAATTGCATAGCCGAGAGATTTGAATGTGCAAATATTAGTTTATTCAATTTGCTGGCAAGAAATTGTGTTGCCAGGAAATTTGAATATGCAAATATTGGTCCATTCAATGTTGCTGGCAAGAGATTGTGTTGCCGGGAGATTTGAATATAACATGCAAATATTCGTTCATCCGAAGTCATTGGCAAGAGATCGCGCTGCCTTGAGATTTGAATGTGCAAATATTGGTTCGTTCGATGTTGCTGGCAAGGAATCTCATTGTCGGGAGGTTTGAATGTGTAAATATTAGTCCATTCAATGTTACTGGCAGAGATCACGTTGCCTGGAGGTTTGAACATACAAATATTTGTCTATTCAATGTTACTGGCAAGAAATTGCATTGCCAGGAGATTTGAAAAAACAAAATAATATTGATAAGCAAAAGTTTTGCTTATCGATATTCTAATTTTTAACTATCATATCAAAATTTACTTAACTTATCATAAATTCCATCCCAAAATATTTGTGCATGTATTCCAACAATTATTTTTCGCACATCTCTTGGCATTCCAAAATCTATCATACACATCAAATATATTACGAACTGTGGAGCAAATGCTTTGATTTCTTGACGATTCAATATATATGAAAATATTTTTTGTGGCATCGGAGTCATCAATTGTGCAAAAAGTAAAATATAATCGTAATCATAATATGAATTAAAATACACATTTTTAGAATATATTTTTTGAAATCGGCGCAAATCATCATGAACTACATAAAATTTTACTGCTGCATTCAGCGTTGCAGTGATTTGTTCGTCAAACATAGATAGCTTACCTATGTACGTTATGTGTCGAATTTGATTTATTTGTCCACAACGCGTTTTTTTGGCAGGTATTGCTATACTAACGCTCTTTCTTTCTTCGTTTTCGTTTCCTTTATTTACATAGATTACACTGGATGGGTAATGCTCAAAATATATATTATTATATCGATATATACCATGTTGAATATTTCTCGGAACATCGTAAACATATGGCACATCAAATATAACATTCGCAAAATTATCATAATTAGGATGTTGACATATTTTTGATATGCTTATAGAATCCGTATAAATCATTTGTGGCAAATATGAACGCAGAAAACGACAGGTCCTTAAAATGGTTACCTTTTCTCTGTCATCCAAATATTTGCATATATGATGAATCGAATAATTATTCAAACGTAACATTTGTTCATTCAATTGATATATAGAGCTGTCGATCATAAAATCAATTTTTTTGTATTAGTAAAAAATATTAACAATTACAACATTTATCAAAGTTGAAATATTTAAATTTGCGTCGGAAAATGATTGTCCGCACGCCGCAATTTTTTGATAATTAAAATGTTTGATTATCAATAGCTTATTTCACAATACCATGTCGATGATGAAAATTACAAAGATCATTAGATAAATCTCCAGCTAGTCGAATACATGAAGCTGCGAGCGAACCACCAAAACAGCGTTTTATAGGACATGTAGCGCACGGATATTGATCACTATTTTTTCCGCAAAAACACATTATCTGTTCCTCATGATCGGTTTTCCTCGTGGTATATTTCCAGTAACGCTTGCATATTTCGCATGTTATACCATGGGCATACTCGTTATTTGTCACTTCAACAAGATTTGATGTATATACAAAACCCTCGCATGATTCCGATGATTGAAACAATACTTTTTGATAGACACATTTGTTGAACCTAAAAAGTTCTTTCCTAATGGGGCAAACGAATGTCATCGTCTTGAATTTATCAACGTATCTCAGCATATGACCACATGGAGAACTGAAAACGATGTTTCCTGGTTTTATTTTTTGATAAAAAATGATACACATATGTGTTATTATTTTGGCTATTTCATTTAGCGTCAATGTTTTCAAAATCAATAATACTTGATATGTCGCCATTTTGCTCTTGTTTATTAGTTGGAGTATCCTGGGGTTATATATTTCATTTTTTCGGATGAATACATTGCGACTTAAATAAATTATGATATATATCAGCAAATGGAAATAATCCCATCAGACGTAATTCTAAAAATAAGCGAACATCTAACAGATTACGAAAAATTATGTATAGCGATGACATCAAAATTAATGGATAATTTTAAATACAAGATGACATACGTTAAAAAAATACATATACAAAGGATTAAAAACAAATCGTATTTTGATAATTTTGAGAACATCGAAATATCTGATCCGGTAACCAAATGTCCAAAATATGTTAAAAATATTTACTTTGAAGCGCGAACAATGGATTTTTCATCACATGTGAAAGTGATAAACAGTTGCAAAATTACTCATTTAAGTTTAAATGATCATTTTAATCGACAAATTGAATATACTATTCCATCATCGGTTACACATTTACAATTCGGTAAACGTTACAATAAATTATTATCAAAATGTATCCCACAATCGGTAACTCATTTAACATTCGGTGATGATTTTAATCAATCAATATTGAATGAGATCCCATCATCAGTTACGCATTTAACATTTGGTCATAGTTTTAATCAATCAATTAATGACGCAATTCCATCATCGGTTACACATTTAACGTTAGGATGGAGATTTGATCTATCAATAAATGACGCAATACCACCATTGGTTACACATTTGACTTTAATGGGACACTTTAATCAATCAATAGAAAATTGTATTCCATCTTCAATCAAATATATAAAATTCGGTATCTTGTTTAATCAATCGATTAATGACATACCAGAATCAGTCGAGGAAATAGTATTATCAAGGTATTATAGACGAGAAATAAATGATACATTGATATCTAAAACAAAAAGATATACTGTTTAGTTATTTGAAAGTTATTGATAAATAAATGATTTAGTTATCAATATTCAATAAATCATTGAAAGTTGAATGCAATATTATGATATTCAGTGATTGAAAATGAATGCCGTGTTGCTGCAAAGAATAAGGTTTTGTGTGGCATACTCAATGATTATTGAAAGTTGAATGCAATGTTACCGCAAAGAATTGTATTTGCTGGAACTTGCGCGACATATTTAATGAATCATTGAAAGTTGAATGAAAAATAGATTGTAAAAGACTAGCAATATTGGTTATCAACGCGTAACATTTTTTCGCTCTTATATATAGATGATGTCTAAAAGAAGAACGTGTGCTAATAAACCCAATACCAATATTAATTTCATCAAATGCTTTAAATGTCCTCACTGGGCTTCCTCTAATGGTATTGCTCATAAATATCACCTCCAAAGTGATCGATCAATATATCTCTGTTCAGATTGCCATCGCATTCGTTCTGATAACCACAACAACTACATTTCCGAACAAAAACGTTTGCAGCAAAAAATAGATGAGTTTGAATCAACTGAAGAGATTGAACAACTTAAACTCGCATTATCAAAATTAGATGAAGATTACAATGTCCATCCTAAGATTGTAAAAGAGAAACCTACTAAAAAACGCGCGATCAACGACGTTCTGGATGATATCGAATCAGATGATCCTACTCCTTGTGATGAAGAGTCCATCTACCGAGAAATTTATAAACATATTAATGAGTATTTCGAAGATGATGATGTTGTGGCTCATGCAGTTGCGATGTTTAAATTGGTTAATACACGAAAATTCAAAATTTGCTATGATGATATCTATGTTTTCATGCCTCATTTGGGACATTATGTGCGAGTTGGAGATAAATGGACCAAAAATGCATTCAACGTAGTTACACATGAATTATTCATAACTCTTCGAAAGGAACGAATACAGACTTTTGATGATGGCCGCAATGAATTGCATGCAACCGCTGAAGAGACTGCGGCACGCGTGATAGCCGACAAACATTACATCAAAAAGAGAAATCGGAGGGAACATGAAATCGTTGATTATGCGAACCGATGTAGCACGTTTATATGTGCGATGAATTCTGCTAGACATGACATATTAACGGAGATATACCAACGAATTCCGAGTAAGAATATTGATAAATAAAAATTTTACTTATCAATATTACAAATAACAAGTTGTGAGAGTGACACAGGTAATTTAGTTAGTCGATTACCATATAATGATAATTGTTGCAAATTAACGAGCTGCCCTATCGATTCTGACAATTCTGTTATTCTGTTATCATTGATACGCAGTTCTCGAAGGTTACTAAGCGCCCACATTGTTTGTGGTATTTTTGTTATTTTATTGCGTTGAAATGATATTTCTTCCAAATTACTAAGTTGTCCGGTTGACTCTGGTAATTCGGATATTTTGTTATAACCGAGTAATAACATCCGCAAACCACTAAGTTGGCCGATCGATTCTGGTAATTCAGTTATTTGATTATGATGTAACGTTAAAATCTGCAAATTACTAAGTTGTCCGATTGATTTTGGTAATTTTGTTATCTTGTTATTATCAAGCCACAATTTTCGCAAATTTAAAAGTTGTCCGATTGATTCTGGTAATTCTGTTATTTGATTACCATCAAGTCGCAGTCGCCGCAAGTTACTAAGTTCTCCGATCGATTCTGGCAAATTTGTTATTCGATTGTTATATAATAACAATCGTCGCAAATTACCAAGTTGTCCTATCGATTCGGGTAATTCAATAATTTTTTTATAACTCAGATATAGCCTGTCAAACTGAAAAAAATCAATCAAACTAATATTCAATTTCTTAAGAAATTGATCTAATTTATAATATGCAATATATGTTTGTTTATACGGTTTTTTTAATAAAAATGTTGTTTGAATTCTTTTATAATCATTTAGTAATCTCGCGTATTGTAAATCACATGCTTCTCTCGAAAGTTTATTGATGGTTGAACATTTTATTATGTCATATATATTCAAATAATTGAATATTTGATATACTACGTCCTTATCATTCATCTTTTTACTAATGCATTAATATTGAACTTACCATCCTAATGATAATAAATTCATTTTTTTTGCCTAATATTGCAATTTATTAGTTGCGTTTGTGATCCTGGCAAATTTTTATGTGTAATTTCTTTATGCCGCGAATATAATATGCCATTTATTGAAAATGATACACAATCGCTAGTCATTTTATTGATCTATTATTAGTACTTCAAATATCATTTTTTAAGGACAAAAATTGATAAAATAATGATCTTGAAGCCACAATATTTGTTCGTTACTACAACAATGGATGAAATCTTAGGCTGGGACATCGTAAATCTCATACTAACCAATCTAGGGCCGCGAGAGGTCATATTAATTTCAACTTCGATTAACACTAATTTTTGTAAAAATGCCAAATCAAAGACATATTCCGATCATGTGTCGTTAAATCAAAAATATAATTTCGAAAACAGACAACCCGGTCGCGAGATTTTGGATTTTCATATGGCTAAAAAGAAAGATATTGATGATAGTTATTATGTCAAAATATGTGCTAAAGATAATTCATATGCAGATTTATTAGAAGGGATGATCAAACATCCGGCCTACATTAATACGGGATTTAGTGGTATCACCAATTTTCGACGAAGAAGCATTTCCGAAATTACTCATTACGGTGATGGATTTGATAAAATTGTAATAAAAATCGAACTGCCAAAACTGCCCGATGGTATAAAATACGTAGACTCACCATATAATTTGATAAATAACATCGAATTAGAATTTGCTGGTTTAACATTTTTCAAATACACTTCTTCACATTTTGAACATTTAGATTTCATAACATATTTATTCACCGGCGACGTTATTTATTTATACATAGATTTGAGTTTGATTTTCAAATCGGAAAAATCATTGTTTTCTGGTATACGATTATACAATATATATAATCATGCTGTGCGATTTTATGTCCAATTAAATGATATTTTCAGTATCATTGAAAACAAAATTTTTTCCCCTGAGCTGCGTCGTAAAATAAATAGTTTATCAATAGATGATATGCTATTGTTAGTCAAATATCACAAACTACAAAACATTATTCCTGCATCGCAACTAATAAATCAAAAAATTAATATGTTTGTAATTACTGATTGTTTGATTGATATGCATAGTACACATGATATCCGTTTGGGTATATATAAAATTAACAATCCATTTATGATCAAAAAAATAACACTACTTTTTGATCAAAAAATTACGTTGGATAGTTGTTTGTTTGAAATCGATGGGGTTCTCCTCATTTTAACATAATCAAACCAATGAATAATCACCCGATGGATAAATATGTGTTTTTTCCAAATTTAAAAATGATGCCTCAATTTATGGTTGGTTTGAATGCTTACCATAGCGTATATTTGAATTTAAATATGATACCGCAAACGATCATATCAAATGCGACAACAAATATTCATGTTGATATTTTTTTGGAAGTAGAATGTAATTTTATATATCAAGATGGTATGGTTGGATGGGATTTTTAAATGATATTGATAAGTAAAAATTTTGCTTATCAATATGATTTTTACTAACTGTCGCGTATCTTTGTAAAAAATTGATTTAAATAAGTCTAAATGATAAGATATTTTCAAATTAGTAACATGGATACTGTCCCCTTTGAAATTATTTTGATAATCATTGATAACTTACCAAACCGAGACAAAATACATTATTTGTCGACTAATGTAACGTTAGATAGAAAAAAACATGTTGTGACATATAATGATGACGTGAATGTGAACGATATATCACATTTATCATATATACATAAATTTACATCGATATGTCATTCAACATATGATTTACCGATTCCACAATTTGTTACACGTTTAACTTTTTGTGGTGGGTATAGCAAGTTAAAAATGGATGATTTTCCGTTGAATATCACACATTTGACATTTGGTGGTATATTTAATCAACCTATGTGTAAAAATATTCCATTGGTTACTCATTTGACACTCGGAGGTTGCTTTAATCGATCAATAACTACAAATATACCACGATCAGTTACACATTTAAAATTTGGTTTTCATTTTAATCAAATAATAAAAAAAGGTGACATTCCATCGTCAGTGATACATTTAACGTTTGGTTTTAGCTTTAATCAACAAATTGATCAACATAATATTCCATCATCTGTGACACATTTGAAATTTAAATCACCACATAGATCGATAGATAGCGTACCAAAAACAGTACGACATATAAAATTTAAAGGTGAATGGATCAAATTTGATAATTAATTTTTAATTATCAAATCTTTTTTTCTTGTTGATGTGCTACTTAGCCTGGAGATTTGAGTCCGCTAATATTAGATTATTCAATGTTACTGGCAAGAAACTGCCTGGAGATTTGAATGGCGCCAATATTAGATCATTCAACGTTACTGGCGAGAAAATTGCAGCGAGATTTGAATGCATCAATATTAGATCATTCAATGTTACTGGCAAGGAATTACCTGGAGGTTTGAATGCATCAATATTAGATCATTCAATGTTGCTGGCAAGGAACTGCCGGGAGATTTGAATGCATCAATATTAGATCATTCAATGTTCTGTTGAGAAAAGTTTTATGGGATATGATTGTCAAGAACTGGCTAGAGATTTGCATTTTATAACCAATAAGTATCACCATACAATTGTCACATAACGTCGCAATTGATAATCTGTTCGCTCTGTTGACTAAAATTATTAAGTGGTATAATATTATCATATGGAAGAAAAAAAGAAAACGCATCAGACAACGTTATCAACGTCCCTGTCGAACAAAAAGACGATAACCCATTTCTTAACATGTCACTCAACGATTTAGCTGATCACTTTGAAAAGATGAGAAGTTTAGGAAAAATAAATCCTCTAGTTGATATTCGTAAAGATCAAAATATTAATAACTAAATCTTTTACTTATCAATATAAATTCCAAAACAATGCTGCATGTTCCAATATTATTTTTGACGTATCTTAATGGGAATACATCGCTTATTTTGAATATGTTATCAATGACGTATAATAAAACTCAAAATATTAGTTATGCAGCACAATGAGCTGCAAAGGTGAGCAACATCCAATTTCTAAAAGAATTTCATTCGCAGGGCCATTGGTTCGATAGAGATAAATATGGCATCGAATCAGATGAAACAGAATCATGTTCCTGGGATGAGCGAGTTTGTTCGGAGACAGCTCCTCAATAACATATGGATGTGTTGATGTTTGCGTTGATAAATGGATATGGCATGGGATGCTGTTTTGAAATCGGAGGATCCAGTAGTTGTTGATTGCATTAGGAAATATTATGCGCAACAAAGGAGGTTACGCATAATATTTAATTATTATCATAATTAAATATTCTGTAATTTTTGTTTCTCTTCTGTTAGTAATGATTTTTTGAACGACATTTCTTTTTTTTCTCTATTTTCATAATCAATGATTTTGATTTTTTCAGCTTCTTTTTCGATTCTTCAAATTTAGCTTTACCATATTTCCTTTCGTACCTCACAAATCCTGCTACCAATTCATCGCATAATTTAAATGCTTCTTTTAGCAAATCTATTCCTATTTTGTAAATCTCTTTGTGTCTCCTGTATTGATATTTTGCCAATAAATTTTTTATACACTTTTCTACTGCTTTAATATCTTTAACTTCCAATACAAATATCGGTTCAATATCGTTTGCGTTTCCGGAGTTATATGTATTGAATCGATTCTTTTTATTCATTGTTTTACCTAACTTGTACAAAATATCATCAGAATCATCTATTACATTTAATGCTTCAAAAAAATATATTATTCCACCTTTAATATTAACTTTTGGTTTTTGGTTTGTTTCCAAAAGACCTATTTTTTGTCTTAAATTATTTTCTATGTAATAATGATATCTCGTCATTAAATCTTCCAATGCGATGTAATACAGCCTCACCGATTTCGCTGTTTCGGTCTCACTTATCATGCATAGTTCTTTAAAACAAGATGGTGTTATCATTATTAATTCTACTATAGTTGACCCTTTGTTTGTTTTATGTGATTTTTTTAATTTTTCTATTTCGTAGTCAATGTGATTTACAAAGTGATGTACAAGTATTCTCTTAAGGTTTCCTTTTGTAACTTGTAACCATTTTACAACAACATCAAAATTTATTATGAGTTCCTTTGATCCATAATTTTCGTTTGTTATTGAATAAAAATCATCGATAAATTGATTTGGTACGGTTGAGTACTTTTTCAAAAAACTTATCATTTTTCCTATATATTATTTCCATTATTTTTGAAAAAGATGGGCACTTATCATATCCGATAAGTGCCCAAATTTATTTTATTAACCCAGAATTATCATATAAATTTGGGCACTTATCAGATCCGATAAGTGCCCAAATTTATTTACTGATACAGAGTTATCGTATGTGATAAGTGCTAAAAATCTATTTTATCGTTACAAGTTAACATATAGATCAGGATAAAAGAAGTCCAGATCCAACTCGCTCAGCTAATATCACTGGTGAGAAATTATATCACATGGAGATCTGGACTCACAAATTTAGTCCGTTCAACATTATTGACCAAAAATTATATCGCCTGGAGATTAAACGTGTAAATAGTGTTTTATTCGGTGTTACTGGCAAGAGATTATATTGCTCGGAGATTTGAATGTGTAAATATTAGTTTATTCAACGTTACTGGCAAGAAGCTGCCTGAGATTTGAATGCGCCAATATTAGATCATTCAATGTTACTGGCAAAAAACTGCCTAGAGATTTGAATGCACTAATATTGAATCATTCAATATTACTGGCAAGAAACTGCCTGGAGATTGAACGCGCGAATATTAGATCATTCAACGTTACTGGCAAGAAACTGCCTGGAGATTTGAATGTGCCAATATTAGATCATTCAATATTGCTGGCAAGAAACAGCCAGGAGATTTGAATGCGCCAATATTAGATCATTCAATGTTGCTGGCAAGAAACTGCCTGAAGACTTGCATTTCAGCGTTTTGCTGAGAAAAGTTATATAGGATGCCGGCAATAACTGGCTAGAGATTTGCATTTATAACCAATAAGTATCGCCATACAATTGTCGCATGACGTCGCAATTGATAATCTGTTCGCTCTGTTGACTAAAATTATTAAGTGGTATAATATTATCATATGGAAGAAAAAATAGAAAATGTATCAGATAACGTTATCAACGTCCCTGTCGAACAAAAAGACGATAACCCATTTCTTAACATATCACTCAACGATTTAGCCGATCACTTCGTAAAGATCAAAATATTGATAACTAAATTTTTTACTTATCAATATAAATTCAAAAACAATGCTGTGTGCTCTAATATTATTTTTTGACGTATCTCTATAGGTATACCTAATTCATTTGCATACATCAAAAATTGTCTATACTGTACTGCTGACGAGTTTGTTGTTTCATGGTTCAAGATATATACAAGTATTTTTGTCGGCATTGGACGCATAAGTTGTGTATAAAGCAATAATTCATGATCGGCTAAACTTATTGGATAAGCATCTATTAATTTTTGGAATCTATTAAGATCGTTATGTGCAATGTAAAATTTTGCAATTTTTTTAAACTCCGCATCGGCTAAAAACCTGTGTTGTTTTTCGATCCGGGCAATTCTACCAAAAGGTAGGCAAAATATTCCCGCATTTCTGATCCTCTCATCATACAAGTTTATCTTCCCAATGAACATTATATGGCGTACTTTGTTAATGTTAACGAATTTTGTTTTTTGTGTCGGTTTGATAAAATTTACTGTTATTTTTTCATCAACGTCGATTAACTTGTCGTTCTGCGGATGATGCGATTGCAACATATATATATTTTCATTGTGGCACATATATCTTAAACATACAGTCGTATTTTTGCCGAATAATATATTTGTGAATCTGTCAAAACAAAATACACTATTTATCAATTGCGAAAACCTTACTGGTTCAGTAACGATAACTTTCAATGAACGCATATAGAATCCATGATTGCACGATAAAAATGCAATCATATCATGGCAATCTAAGAACTTACAAATTTGATCGATTACTTTTCCGTCGAGTGAATACATTTGGTTTTAAGTTTAACTTTCGAAGAGCGTGGGGGTAGAAAAATCAATTTTTTTTAAGAAAAGTTATATAATCTTAGTCTGTTCAACGTTACTGGCAAGAGTTTGCATTGCCTGGAGATTTGAACGCGCTAATATTGATCTATTCAATGTTACTGGCAAGAACTCGCATTACCTGGAAATTTGAACACGCAAACGTCAGTTCGTTCAATATTTCCGCTGCCTGGAGATCTGAAAGTGTAAATATCGATCTATCCAATGTTACTAGCAAGAATTTGTATCGCCTGGAGATTTGAAAGTGCAAATATTGATCTATCCAATGTTACTGGCAAGAATTTGTATTGCCCGGAGATTTGAAAGTACAAATATTAGTCTATCCAACGTCATTGGTGAGAAATCGATCGCCTAAACATAATAACATCTAATTATATTTGCATGTTATTATTTCCTATTTTCGAATACCAAGTTAATACATCCAAATCTTCCATATGTGCACATTTCTAAATGACTAAACGATTCATAACGTTTGTCCTACTTATGTGATTTTAATTTATAAATTATGATCGCAAAATCATATAATGTTGCATATTACCGCATACAAACATTAATATGCATCGGCAAGTAAACATTGCAATGATTTGATCCTCTGTGATCTTTATTTTGTCCATATTTGTTTGTGAATGACAGTTCATCAAAGCCAACTAATAGCATATTTTTAATTTCATAACATGAAACTTGCGATGCAAAATCATTATATTTTGCATCTGCGTTTGAAAAAATATTTTCTTTGTTGTGTTTCAATATGTATTTGATTTTGTCATCTCGCTGTGGATCGATTATTGGCCATTGTTTACATTGGTCATAAATTTCATCACGAGAAACATCAAAATCATATTGGTCTTTCTTGAATGGCATTTACTCTCCATCGATTATTTGTTTCATAATAAGGTAAATCATTGAATTTAATATGATGAAAATTTGTGACTCCGTTAACATATTTAAACGCATAATCAATGATGTTAGGATTATCGATAGAAATTGTTTTATGAAATAGTATTCCAGTGAATATATTTTTTAATATCGATGCAACATCGGGATGTCTGGTGATTTTATTGATAGGCCATATTTTATGAATTAATGTGTAATGTTTGGGCATTTGCAAGTTGAATAGTTATATGCAGTTTATTGAGCAATTTATTTAGTTTGATCGTGCGAATATCGCATAGATAGTTGTGTATATATTTGATAGTTAAAATTTTTAATTATCAAATGTTCTATTTTTTTTGTTTTGACATCTTCATTATTTCCATGTCTCTTTTCATTATTTCTATGTCTTTCTTCATCATTTCGTTTTCGTGCTTTTCCTTCATTAGATCGTTATGATATTTTTCTTTCATTAGTTCATTAACATGCTTTTCCTTAGTTAATTCTCGTTCACTTTCTAGAGTTTTAATTTTGGTAACCAGTTCGGCAATATGTCCAATGTATGACTTTCCGATTTGCTGGTATTGTTTTTTTATCATTGGTAATTGGGTCTTATTGAAAATTATTAATTCATCGTATTTTTCATGTTCCAAATTCAAATTTAATCCCTTTATTATGTCTTTTAAATCTGTTTCAGATGAAAAAATATACTGTGAATCAATGTATTCATAATGAACAAGTTCCATATTTACGTTTTTTAATCTACCATATTCTTTTTCGTGCTCTCTAGTTCTTCGTTCGATGTCTTTGGTAACACCTATTTTTGCAATTATTTTATCGTCTTTGTGTTTTCCATCGATGTTGAGTGTTTTGCGAAGATCTTTAACAGTACCAAGTGTAAATAGATAGATTACAGGCAACACGAATGACGTTTTACTAAAAACAGCTTTCACTTCGGAGGGACTAACTCCGAGAACTGATGATGCTAACTTTCTCTTTTCAGTTAAAGTACCCATCTGAGCGGTAAAGAGGGTCTTTGACGCCCATTTTACGAATTTATCCGCTGTTTCTTTTCGAGATACGAAAAAGACGCGAAGTAGACCTAAGTAAGTCAGATATAACTCTTTTATTTTCTTTATTTTCTCATTTTTGTTTCCGCTGCGATCTTTGACTGATGCATGGCAATAAAAATACTTATAATGTATATCATGTATGTACCCGCTTCTATTTTTATTTATTATCACATCGTTCAAATATTTGATGCCAAATCCTTCCATTATGTCTTTCACTCTAAAGTAGCATTTCTCATGATCACGCTCACCTCGCACTTCTATTTCAACGATATTGTCATAATTATCAACAAATTTTTCGTGATCGTCTAGTTCTATGATCGCAGGAGCTTCACCTATATCTTCCTTTATCTCTTCGATTTCTTCTTCTGACTCAACATCGTCCACATAATTTTCATCGAACCAATCTTTCAATATAAATATCTTATCAAATTTTTTGCTCATTCCGTCTGTTACTGTGAATCCTCGTTCGGTTGACCTAGCAAATATGTATTTATTTGATGATATATTCTCTTTATTTACGAACTCTCTCCCATTTTTGCATTTCTTAAACAAAGTAGGATATTCTGTCATTAACTCACTTATTAGGTAATATTTTTTATTATTTATTTTGTACGCTTGCATTATTTTCTGATTATTTTAATAATAATAACGTACCTTTATATCATTTTTAAAAAATAAAATTCATTGCCATGTATTTTAACAATCGGACTGTCGATTCGACCCAATGTTAATTTGTCGGTATGCGTCAATAATAATTTTTCAAAAAGATCACACCATAAATTTATGTTTGTTGATAGCTTTAGTACCAACTAAATTCATTAATATTGATAACTAAATTTTTTTACTTATCAACATTAAACACTCCTAACCTTCGTCGCAAACGTAATATGCGGACTCGGTCGTATCTTTTTCTCAAACTTCTCATTAAATTTCGCAACAAACTCGTCCAAATACTCCGAATTTACTTCTATTACATAACACAACGAAAATAAACTCCAATCACGAGAAACGGTACTTTTCACTTTTCCAAATTTCAGTTCAAAATGCTTGTCATACCCTTTGACGAATTCTGCTACTTTATCTTGGCCTATATCGCCGACAATATTAGAGTTTACGACAGTAACATGTGTGGCATCTGCATTTTGTCGCACACTTGGATCCAAATACATTTTCAGTAGTTCAAATATTTGTTTGCACATGTCCCCTTCATCCGGAATTACATTTACTTTCCCATCCGATATTTTGAACGAAAATTTCATTTTGTTTAGCTTTTCAATGATGATATTCAAAATCTCATCATCTATGTCTACATTGGTCCATCCAGCATAGTCAAAATTTGGAAACATATACAACTTCTTAACATGTTCTCGTTTGTTTTTCTTCTCTTCTGCCAGTTCCAATTCTTTTTGCATCAATTTATAATATTCAGGACCTACGAAGGCTTCTATGCCAGGTATTAATATCAAAAAGTCAAAAAAATTAGCAACGTTGGTTCCATCATGAAGTCCGGGATTGTTTATTTCTGACACGGTTGTGTCAAATAATTTGGCCAATTCTTGTATTTTTGCGACGTTTGTAGTGTTCATCTTTCTTTGTTGATGATGCCGTTTATTTAGGACTATCGTAATAATTCATTTTTCATTTTTTTCCAATGATATTGATAATTAATTCATTTACTTATCGATATTCTTCGGAATCATACGTCGTAAAAATTTGGTTTTCGAGATGATTTACTTCTACTAATTGTTTTGCAACGTGACAACTTATTGTTGATATGACATCAATTTCTTCGTCCTCTTTTAGATTTCTCTCGATAATTTTTTGTTCATCTACAAAAAAAGTACATCTTTCGCTAGAAAAATAAACAAAGTTAAACGTTTTTTTTATACCAAATAAATGATGTAATAGGGTATTTAAGATCTTGCTATAAAAATAATGTGATGCACCAAAGCCACAATCACAATGTCGTGGAGATGAATGGATATCGTAAATGTTAATGTGGGATATATCTCCACTTATCATTTTAGTAGCAATGTGTAATCGTATTTTTGGCGGAAAATTTTCAACTAAATGTTTCCATATAGATCTATCTTCTGACAAATCAACTTCGGGGATGAAATAGTTCAACAACTGGATCATTTCTGGTGAATCGTCGCAATTTTTAAAGGTATCAATAAATCTGTCCATCGGTAGATATTTTTTTTGTATTTTGTTAAGAATCTCTTCTGTCAATATTTTGCTTACTCCAAGGTAATTTATAAATTTAAAGATCTCGATGAACGACCCTATATCCTTCACACAATGATATCTATAGCTGAACAAACATTTAACAACGCAGTCTAAATTTTCTTTTGATATATTGTATTCTATGTTCAAGCGATCATGAATATCATCGATTGCTGCAAATATTTCTATCTGGTCGGTGATATCTTTGTGCCATGAATGCATAGTACCATTTATTGAAAATGATACATAATCTTCTCCCATTTTGTTGCTCGTTTATTAGTATTTCATTTTTAGTGTTCCAAATATCAATTTTTTAAGACAAATAAAAATGATAAAATAATATCCCATTACAAAATTTTTGTTGTAGTTATAAAAATGGATGAAATTTTAGATCATTCAATGTTACTGGCAAGAAATGGTCTGAAGATTTGAGTGCGTTAATATTGGATCGTTCAATGTTACTGGTAAGAAACTGCCTGGAGATTTGAGTGCACTAATGTTTGATCATTCAATGTTACTGGCAAGAGACTGCCTTGAAATTTGAACGCGTCAATATTAGATTATTCAATGTTGCTGGCAAGAAACTGCCTGGAGATTTGAACGGATCAATATTGGATTGTTCAATGTTACTGGCAAGAAACTGCCTGGAGATTTGAACATTCGAATATTTAATCATTCAATGTTACCGTCAAGAAGCTGCCTGGAGATTTGAATGCATCTAATATTAGATCATTCAACGTTACTGGCAAGAAACTGCCTGGAGATTTGAGTGCATCAATATTAGATCGTTCAATATTGCTGGCAAGAAACTGCCTTGAGATTTGAACGCGCCAATATGTAATCGTTCAATGTTACTGTCTGGAGATTTGGATGCGCTAATATTTGATCATTCAATGTTACTGGCAAAAAACTGCCTAGAGATTTGAATGCACAAATATTTGATTATTCAATGTTACTGGCAAGAAACTGCCTGGAGATTTGAATGTACCAATATTAGATTAATCGAAATAGATTAAGTTTTGACATGAACATATATTTGTTCTATTATTACATAATAGAACAAATATTTATCGTATAAGATTACAACAAATAAGATGACCTACCAAATCTGGTAAATCAATTATTTCAATACTATCCAACAACAACTTTGACAAACCAACAAATTGTCCTATCGATTCTGGTATTTTCATTATTTTATTGTTACTCAACGATAATTTTCGCAAATTGACAAGTTGTCCTATCGATTCGGGTAATTCTGTTATTCTATTATTATCAATGCATAATTTTTGTAAACCAACGAGCTTTCCTATTGAGTCTGGCAATTTTATTATTTGATTATGATCCAACGATAATTTTTGCAAATTGATAAGTTGTCCTATCGTTTCAGGTAATTCTATTATTCTGTTGCTGTGAACGCATAATTCTTGTAAATTAGTGAGTTTTCCTATTGAATCTGGCAATTTTATTATTTGATTATGATCCAACGTTAACTCTTCCAAATTAACAAGTTGTCCGATTGTTTCTGGTAATTCTATTATTTTGTTACTATGAAACCAAAATTTCCGTAAATTAACAAGTTGTCCTATCGATTCAGGTATTTTTGTTATTTTGTTGGAACTCAACGATAATTCTTGTAGATCACTAAATTGTTCGATTGTTTCAGATAAATCTGTTATTTGATTATCATCTAACGTTAAATCTTGCAAATTGATAAGTTGTCCAAATCTTTCGGGTAATTTTGTTATGTTGTTACTATTAAACCAAAAAACTCGTAAATTAACAAGTTGTCCTATTGAATCTGGTAATTTTGTAATTTTGTTGGAACTCAACGTTAATTTTCGTAAATTAACAAGTTGTTCGATTGTTTCAGGTATGGTTGATATTTTGTTATAACTTAACGATAATTCTTGTAGATCAGTCAATTGTCCGATTGTTTCAGGTATTTTTGTTATTTTGTTTTCAAACAGAAATAATTCTTGTAAATTAGTTAGTTGTCCGATTGTTTCTGGTAATTTTGTTATTCTATTATGACAACACGACAATCTTTGCAGATTACTAAGTTGTCCGATTGTATTTGGTAATTCGGTTATTTTATTTTTGTATAACAATAATTTTCGTAAATCAATAAGTTGTCCTATTGTTTCTGGTACGTTTCTGATTTGATTATTGTGCAACCACAATTCTTGCAAATTAACAAGTTGTCCAATCGATTCTGGTAATTTTGTTATTTTGTTATTACATAATACTAACAACTGCAAATTAACAAGTCCCCCGATTGAAACCGGTAATTCTGTTATTTTATTATCTCTTAACGATAATTTCCGCAAATTGACAAGCTGTCCAATCGATTCTGGTAACGTGACTATTTGATTGCCTCCCAATGATAACTTTTGCAAATTACTAAGCTGCCCTATTGACTCCGGTAATTCTGCAATTTGATTTTTCCGTAATGACAATATTTGCAAGTTATTCATCTTCCCTATTAATTTTGGCAACTTAATAATATTGTTAGATTGGATACTTATTTTAGTCTCAAAAATAAAATCAATTAAGCTAATGCTCGAATATTTTTTAGCAAACTTTTCCATTTCGTAGCAAACTATGTATGTTTGCTTAAACGAGTCTTTAACGCGTTCTAAAATATCATCATAGTCATTTATTAATCTCGCATATTGTAAATCACATGCACGATTTATAAGTTTATTGATCGTCGAACATCTTACAACGTCATCTACACATAAATGATTCAATATTTGAAATATATTGTCACCGTTATTCATTTTGGTTTGTCTAAATAACATATTTATCATGCAATAATAAATTCAATTTTTTTGAAACAATAAAAATTGAAAAATAATTCATCATATCATCCATGTTAATTTAAACAGCAAATCCACGATGTCTACAAATAAAAATAGATGTACTACTTGCCTTAACTATAAAGAAGTCACATGTGGATTTTGTTCTCGCGGGCAAAATAATTGTATCAGGTGTAATGGCAAAGGATATAATGTAGAATTTATCAGGGAAAAAAATGGGGCAAGTTATGTTAATAAATCTATTCAACGTAAATGTATATCATGTTCAGGTGGAAAAAAGACGTGCAATCGATGTCATGGGCGAGGAAAGGTTCGTTGCGAAAAGTGTTGATAACCAAAATATTTAGTTATCAACATAAAAGACGTTCTATTACACCATCAATCACAAGCGCAAAAATTATCACAATTATTTTCTTATGTAATATACCGCAACGCATAAGTATCATCATATTCGTTGCATGTGGATTAACAACCGGAAGTGTTAAATAAAATCCCATCACATTGTATCTAACGGACAAATATGCAATCTTGAAAGCTATATTATCCTCAGCTATAAAACTACCTTGTTGTAACACTTTTTTAATCACGTTTAAGTTGCCGTTCTGGGAACATAACTGAATAACTCGACTGTTGGTCGGCATATGATAAAATTTACCAGGTTCATAAATCTTCTGCATCCTATCAAACAAATCACTATCCGAAATGCTAATCATAAAAGATAACACTTCACAATTTATATGAATCATAATATCCTCCAATGAAAAAAATTCGTCCGAATTTATTCCCCGTCTCATCACATCCCGCAACAGTTTATCCCATAATATACTATATCTTGCTTGACCAATTAACAATCTAAATATTTTTTTATCAAGGTCCCCTGCAAAATCATTTATCATCATATATATTGCCTTAACAATTATGCCACACAAACTGAATCTGGCGTCATAATCTCCAGCAGCTAATAATTTCACCATTTCATAGTTTCTTTTCCTTACAGCAATGAAAAGTGGATGGTTACCACGAGATTTGCTTTTCCCAAATTTATGCGTTTCGTTAACGTAATATGCATAAATATTTCTATTTTGGAACAACTCAGTAAGCTGCGCGAGGTTTTCTGTCTCGCATATTGAACAGAGGGTCTATTTTTTCATCTATAGGCACGTCATCTATTTCCATCCCTTCTTCTATCATCAAGTTATCTACTTTCATGTTTTCGTTAGTTGATAGATAATAAAACATATCAATGTCTTTGTGATGAAGTGCTATGTTCAATATTTTGTCAAAATCGTCAAATGCTGCAATATATTTATTGATCAACTCAAAATCTTGCATACTTTTGAGATGTTCAATCACGCCGCCTAATTTTGTCGAAAATGTGTTCGTAGATAAATATTTTTGTACAGAACAAAGATCAATTCGATGTAAATAAGTAGCATATATTTTGGGACCCATTTTACCACTCACAAGAAGAGCATCAAAGAGTCTGTTCTGATCTTTTTTCGTTACAAAACTTAGTATGTTATCTGTCACCGTAAATAATTCCCAAAGGTAATCGAGCTCCATAATTTGCGCAAACAACACCGTGACATCATCGAAATTAGTCGTAAACGGTTTGAGCGAATAGCAGTCAATTAGTATTTTTTTCATAGGATTTATCTTGGAATATACAATGTATCTTCCTAGCCTATTAAAAATCAAATTTTTGTTGATAAAATAATGGTCAGTCTGTTGCAAAATACATACACAACCATAACGATGAATCAAATTTTAGGTTAGGATCCGGTAAATCTCATTTGGGTCCTAAAGATGTCATATTGATTTCAACGTCGATTAACACTAATTTTTGCAAACGCGCTATTTACTAATACTAATAAAATTGATTTTTTTATTACATAACGTTCCTTGTTGCATATTTTGATCATTATAACATGGGTCTCGTCCTTTTGAAATTTTTGATTCATAAAAGTGATTTAGAAATCGTTAATAGTCGACCTGTCAATGGTGTCATTTATTTCCGAATGTGCTTTAGCATTTATGTTTGTTATATTTCACACGATCTACAATTTCATGATTGGAAATATGCATCAACTATCGATCAGCCAGATCAATATCCACAACATATTCCAGATCTAAACGCGCACTTCAAAACCGTTCGGTTAGTTCCTGACGAAGATATGTACATATTAATAAAACAACCAACGTTTATGCAGATCAAATCTCATGCGATATATCATTCTAACATGGCAAAATATTTATTATTGTCTCAATTTCTTTGTCTCGATATTAATCGCGTCATTATCAATGAATTATTTTGGTTAGAAATGGATCACATTTATACAAACGATCCTAAAATTATTTCATTTTTTATTCATGATCGTAATACTATCATGAAAAAGTTTAAAGATACAATAAAAGAATATTCGCGGGGATGGATGTTGCCATAATTTTTCATCGATAACTAAAATATTTAATTATAGATGTCTTTTAAAACCGACAACCTAATATCCGATCCAGTTAGACTGCCTAATTCGATCTTTTTTACCTCATGTGGAACATCTCTACCATAATAATCAGTAATTTTGTTCGTCGGTAACGAATTTATCGAAGCAAGTAAAAGGACTTATATTTCTGCTCTTGACTATTTTTTGTATGGAGACATGTTATTTTGAGGAGGGTGATTATTGGAACGATTTTTATGAGCTTAATCAACAAAATTCAGAGTAATAAGGATGTTGATAATTAAAAAATTTTACTTATCAATATCATGAACAATTAACACATCCATCCGCTAATGCATACAAATGTGGAGTTGAATCTCTGCAATATTTATTTATTTTTAGTTCCTCATATATTATCATTAGTGTTAGTACATGTTTAGCTCCTAAATCTAAATTTAATTTTCCTAAATCAAGACCATCGATATGTGACACTTTAATTCCTAATATCCAATTACTATTTCTTTCCTGGTAGGAACAACATTCCAAACTATGACATGCAAATTTTGTTTTGTGTTTCTTCGTTTTTTTCGCAAGAAATTCATTAACAGATTCGCGGAAAGAATAAAAATCAAAACCATCTTCACTTCCTGATCCTTCTTCTTCGAACGACGAAGAATATGTAACATGATCTGATCCATCTTCTTCGGACGACGAAGAATATATGACGTTATCTGGGAACATTTCTCTTACTGTTCTTTCACTTATTTTGTAGCCTAAGACCAAATTGATACCTTCGAATGGCATTTTTGAACTGAATATATGCAGTTTAAGTTATTTGGCAATTTTTTTTTCAATTTTTTTGGTCATCGACATCATCGATAATTAAAATGTTTATTGATCGTATCATGGTAACTCATTCTCGAAATACAGTTGATCAATCATTGGTATCAATTTTAAAGAAGTAAGAAAAAAATGATAAAAATAATTCTTGGTTGTCAATAACATTTATTGTCATCATAACATGGACGAAATTTTAGGCTGGGACATTGTAAATCTTATACTAACTCATTTGGGTCCAAGAGAGATCATATTAATTTCAACTTCGATCAATTCTAATTTTTGCGAACGTACCAAATCAAAAATATATACTGATCATATATTACTAAATCAGCAACATAATTTCGAAAATAGGCAACCTGCTCGCGAGATTTTAGGCTTTCATATGGCTAAAAAGAAAAATATTGATGATAGTTATTATGTCAAAATATGCGCCAAGGATAATTCATACGCAGATTTGTTGGAAAAAATGATAGAACTTGATAAAGGATTTCCAACTTACATTGATGCTGGATTCGGTAGCACCACTAATTTTCTAAAAAAAAGTTATTGCGAAATTACCCCTTATGGTGACGGATTTGATAAAATTATAATCAAAATCGAACTACCGAAACTGCCGGATGGTGTAAAATATGTAGATTCGCCACACGATTTGATAAACGAAATCGAATTAGAATTTAGCAGTTCCATATTTTTTAGATACACTTCTTTTCATTTTAAACATTTGGATTTTATAACACAACTATTTACGGATAATGTTGTTTATTTCTACATAGATCTAAGTTTGATATTTAAATCAGAAGGATCATCATTTTCCGGTGTACGAATATATAACATATATTATCATTATATACGATTCTATGTCCGACTAAATGATATTTTCAGTATCATTGAAAATAAAATAGATTATAACTCGCAATTATATCACGAAATTAATATTTTATCCATAGACGATGCGTTGTTATTAGTCAAATATCACAAACTACAAAATATCGATCCTATGTCACAATTAATAAAACAGAAAACGAATAAATGGATAGTTATCGATCATTCTTTTGATATGTATGAAACTGTCCATGAACACTTTGGTTGGTATAAGATCAATGATCCAATTACTATCAAAAAAATAACGCTACTTTTTGATCAAAAAATTATGTTGGATAATTGTTCGTTGACAATTAATGATTGTTATCCTAATTTTATCGTGGTTAAACCAACAAATGATTGTCCGTTGGATAAATATGTGTTCTTTCCGAATTTAAAAGTGATATCTCGCAATATAGCTAGATCAGATATCCGCCGTGGTACATATTTGGGTTTAAAAGTGATACTACATGATATAAATGTGATAACAGTAATTTATGTTAGCGTTTTTGTCGAAATAGAAGGTAATTTTATGTATCAAGATGGTATGGTTACGTGGGATGTTTAGATCAGCACAACGATATCGATAATCAAAATTTTTGGTCATCAATATTTTTATTCCATCAAGAAAGGTAGTTAGGGTATATCATTCATCTTGTACAAATTTGACTAAATTTGGAAGCTTTAATTTAGATTTGTTAATGTCTTCGCAATTATCTAAATATAGTTTCTTCAAATTTGTGAGCATATTGATATCCTTGTTCGATATTTCATGTCCGCATAATCTCAATGTTTCAAGTTTCGTTAATTTGCGAATCGCTCTGCCGGTTACCTCTGATTCATCATAAAATTTTAGCAACTTTAAATTTGTGAGTTTGTTAATATTTTTGTTTGATATTGACAAATCGTTTTGACAATTAAGTTCCTTTATTACTCAATGATAATATTCGCAAATTATGGAGTTGTCCAATTGATTCTGGCAATTCTGTTATTTCATTATTGTTCAGCCATAAATTTCGCAAATTATAAAGTTGTCCCATCGATTTTGGTAATTTTGCTATTTGATTATTATGCAACCATATTTTTTGCAAATTACTCAGTTGTCATATTGTTTCCGGTGATTCTGTAATTTTATCATTATTCAACCATATTTTTTGCAAATTACTAAGTTGTCCTATTTTTCCGGTAATTTTGTAATTTGATTATTATGCAACGATGAGCGTCGCGGATTGCTAAGTCATCCTATCATTTTTGGCAACTTAATAATATTTCTTGATTGAATATCTAATACGTCAGTAGAAAAAAAATTAAATAAATTAAGGTCTGCATATTTTTTTATAAAACCTTCTAATTCATAACAAGTTGCATACATTTGTTTGTATGAGCTTTTATAAGAAAGGTTCGCTAGGATGTTCTCGTAGTCATTTATTAATCTCGCATATTGTAAATTGCATATATGATTTATAAGTCTATTAACAGTTAAACATCTTACGATATCGTTTAATGATAATTCATTGATTATTTGGTATAATATATCACGTTGGCCCATTT